GAAAAACAACCACGGATAGAATAATCCGTGGTTTTATAGTTCATCTGCTTTTAAAAATACCTTTACATTGCTTTACTATATCTTACAATACCTTATGAAATAGCTATAATTTGAGCTTTTAAATAAATGTTTTTACATCATTTTACAGAGATTTACGACATTTCTGCCCCTTTTTTGCCCCTTATAAAACAAAAAGCCCGCAAGCATAAGCCTGCGGGTCATTAAGAAGAAAAATAGAATCTCCTTTCTTTATTTAAAATTTATTTTGTAGTGATCAAGCCGTCTGGCTCAACAGTAAATTCTGGCTTGTCTGCCATAGATCCATCTGGTTTGAGGTAGTACCAGCCGTTACCATATTTAACGAATTGATTGGATTTCATATCTCCATCCTTCTCGTCAAGATAGTACCAGGTCTCACGGTATTTCACCCAACCTTTAGCCATTCGGCCATCTGATTTGAAGTAGTACCAGTGGTTATTGATGTACATCCAGCCAGTAACCATTGCACCACGTTTATCAAGATAGAACCAGTCTTTACCATCATTAAACCAACGATTGATTAGGCAATAGCCACGATTATCAAATCGGAACCACTCCCCATTGATTTTCTTCCAGCGGTCTGTCGGATAAGAACCATCTGACTCCTCCCACCACCAGCCAGTTTCATTACGTTTCCAGCTAGCTTCAGACAGACCACCTTCAATATCTTTCTTGAATTGATCGCGGCTGATACCCCATTTGGCTAAATATGGATAAGGGTCAACGTGGTCTGAGTGGTTGTTTGGTTGGTTGTTAGTGCAATACTGATGCGTTTTGATGCCTGCAAGGCTATCAGAGTCAAGCGTTTTCGGCAAACCAGCTTCGTCTGCAAGATTTCGCAAAAGTTCAATATAGAGCTTGTAATCACGCATGAACTCTTCTTGAGTTTCATGGCTTTCAATCAATTCAACTGCTGCATATGTTTCGGCGTTCCAACCGCCGCCTACGTCCCAACTTCCATTATTGACAGGCCCGACCTGCATCACACGACCATTTCCGACAACGTGTGAGAAGAATCCAAGTTCAGGATCTTTTCTCCAGTGATAATCTGCCTCATTTTGAGCAGTTGAGTTGCGGTTCCCTGTTGAGTGTGCATGAACTTGTCGGTAAGGTTGTACACCAACCTGTGGCAGGTCGGTTCTTAGTCTACTTGTATCAATATCCATTGCTATTCCCCTTTCCACGCATCATTCATCTGCTTGACAGCTGACTCGACAAATGTGTCTAAGTCCTTGTCAGTCATGCTGATGTTGTATTTGGTCAGCTCAGCACGAATTTTAGTGCGGGCTTGCTCCAGCTTTTCTTGGCCTTTATAGCCTGTTTCAGCTGCGACCTGTTCAACGGCATTGACCGCATTTTTGGCCAAGATTTCAACAATTTTGATAGTCTTCTCTCCGCCTTTTTGAACAAGATAGTCTTTGACTGCTTTGACGATACTGCCTGTCGCTACTGCTACAAATCCTGTAACAAAAGCAATAATAATTTCGTTAATCTGTTGCATTTATATTTTCCTCCACAATTTCCAATGCTAGAAATTTTTCATACATTACCTTGATGGCTCCATTTCCACCAAGTTCGACATAACTTTCATAAAGACGAGACAACTCCTCAATCTCATGCTGATTGGTATTGCCTCGTCTAATTGCTTTTTTTAGGTTTTCTTGTAATCGAAAACGTTGTAATCTTTGAAGACCTTTTCCAATAACACTCAATCCTTTGCTATTATCTTTGCCAATGTTCTCAACATTTGAGACTGTCTTTTCAATAGCACTAATTTTGTCAGATAAGAGACTGATTTGCTTATCAGTCTCTTTCGTGTTCTGCGTGCTTTTGAAAGAGAAATAGCTAGGAATGATTACGATTAGAATCGGACTCAATTTATCCAGAAGTGCTAGTAATTCCAATCAGACCACTTCCTATCTACTGTGCAGAAACTCTGGTAGTTTCAAGATCACTTCCATTCTTTTGGCCATCCCACTTCCAGATTGCAAGAAGGCCATTTTGAGATGGTCCGCCTTCAAGTTGTTTGAGAGATTCACCTTTGTAAGTAAAAGCCTGATTTGTCTGAATCAAGACACGCTTGCCTTCGCCGTTCAATTCGACATACTCAGAATCTTCAATCACAAACATATCACCTGGTTGATAGACCTTGCCTTCCTCAACAAGTGGGAAGAGTTCGACAAGTTCCTTGTAGGTTGTACCGTAGGCGATTTTTTCCCCCATGATAGAGTCTTGAGCCATGACACGCACTACTTTATCGATTTTATTTGCAAGAGCAGAAAGTCTGTCCTGCTCGCTCTTATTCTGCGCAATCTGCTGCTCAGCTTGTTCAAGTTTATTCTGCGCCTGCACAATCGCAGAGCTTGGGTCCAATTCAGACTTGAGAACATCCAGTACCGCTTGAATCAAGACGTCTTCTGCTTCATTTGTACGATCCCCAGGAAATGAACGTGAATTAGTGCTGTAGCGACTACCTTCTGATAATTGAATTTCTACCACCGTCTCAACATTCGAACCAGAAATTCTTAAGTACGGTTTTGTTGATAGATTATAACCATTGATTGCCATGTCTATTCTCCTTCTGCTGGTTTAGTTTCTTCATCAAGCAGAGCTTCCAGCTCCTCAACTCGTGCTTGAAGTCGTTGATTTTCAGCCCTTTGCTCATTTAACTGAATACTCAAGAGATTACTTGTAATCATCGAATTTGTTGAGGCTGTTGACATTTCACTAATTGTCATTTGTAAGGCTTGGTTAAGCTGTTCTGCGTTCATTTTCTAAGTTCTCCAATCTGTGTGTTAATGTTTTGTTTTCAAGAGCGAGCTCCTGAATAGCTTTGAGTGCGATATTGGTCAATCTGAGATTATCCAGGTTCAGCGTGTCACCGTTCTCGTAGACGAGTGTAGGATCTACCGCTTGAACCTCTTGGGCAATCAAACCAATCTTCGTGTGTGCTTGTTGTTGTCTGTCCTCTTGCTTCTTCCAATCGTATTCCTTAAATTGGAATTGATGGATATAATCAAGAGCCTTGTGCTTGCAGTCAACGATATTTTCCTTCAGACGTCGGTCTGAAAAATGCTGATTAACAACTGACCACAAGCTGTATGCTTTACCGTTATAACTATAGTAAATATCATTTCCTGAACCACCAAAATCCATAGAAACAGATGAATTCCAATAGCCAATAGTTGCTGTGCTTGACCCATCGATAGACCCTTTGCCGGTCTTAAACCAGCCAATTCCGTTCGCTTTGATGTATCCCTCTACTGTTAATAGGAAGTCATCACTTCTGCTTGCGTAACCGCCAGTAGTAAAATCCGAGTCCTTGTAAATGAAAAGGCCGTAAGGGACATTCTCGCCACGACCATAAGAACCAATGAACTGGACACCCAACCCATCTTTGGCATTATAGTCTCGTGGTACGTTAATCTGTAAACCACCATTCACTGTATCAAACGAACCGTAAGAACCTAGTTGGATTTTAGTGTGGCCCGTTAATGTTCCACCGTAAATATTTGTACCTCGGATAGTCCCACCATAAATCCTATCACCGCTTAAAATACCTGAGCGAACCTGACTTGCATCAATCGCAACGCTCTGAACTCGGTTGATAAATGCTTGCTTAGCAAATAGCTGATTCAAATAAGCTTCATTTGCGACAAGCTTATTGAAAAATGCCTGGTCAACTTTCAATTTTTCAGCCGTGACTGCTTCTGCATCTAAAACGACTGTAGTCACTGAACCAGCTTCAAAATTTGCCGTTTTCAGCTTATCAACCATAGCCGACTTGATGACTGCTTTATCAATTTGGGTTTCACCTGTGATATGAGTCAACTTACCAACAAATCGATTATGTCCGTTAGCACCAAGATTGATGCCTGAAATCAAATCACCTGCGTTATTGATATTTTGAACAGACCATGAGCCAGCCAATTGACTTTGAACCGAGCGAACGGCTTCCTCTGTGTCTTCGGGAGCTTCTTTGTAGTCCGTCGCGACAGAACCTCTTTCGAGTTGAACATCTGTAACATAGAGATCGATAGTCTTCCCTTTTTCTCCGTAGAGCATCAGATTCATATTTTCAACATCATCTGACAGAGTAAACGTAAATGTAAAGCGCTTGTACTTAGATGTTATTTGCGGACTTGGGATATTTTGCCACTCCTGACCAATGGTGTTCTTGTTTTTGATGTAGTGCAAAGCGACTCTCAAGCCACTGTTACTATCACCACCATCTTTTGAAACAAGAAGAGATACACTCACTTTCTCACCTCGGACGCCGTCAAATGCAAAAGATTGCCGAATACCAAAAAAGTTAGCAACATCTTGAGATTCGTGATAGAAGTGTAGTCCTGGGCGATTTCGATTATTAGGATTTTGAGAGTGTTGATAGTTGAAATTCAAACCAAAATCAACAGATTGATATTCAAGCCAGTTTTTCGAACCGTTCTTAAATTGACCATTCCTGATATAATTTCGGCCACCTTTTAAAGCCTTTGACACCTCAACCTGAAATAGCTGATTTGTTAAGGCCATACGAGCGACATTGTTAGCAATTCCATTATCAGTATTGCCCAAAATTCGCTCATAGAGCTGGCTTGTCTCTCTGACTCTCTGGAAGTCTATCTGATTAGCCTTACCAGCAATCAATGAAGTGATATCTGCAAATCTGCCATCTACTGCTGTTTTGTAGTTAGCAATCTGAGTGGCAATCGATCCATTTTGTGGATTCGTGATAGCTTCGAACTTGCGTTCAATACCTCTCACATCTTCCTGATAGCTCGCCTTCCCAACAAAATCACGAGCAACAAGCTCACGAACAGCCGTCGCTTGCTTAGCGCTCTCTTCTCGAGTGTATCTTCTCAAGGCTTCCTGTCTCTGGCCGTCTTGGCCGACATAGTTTTCGACAGTTGACAGCTTAGCAGATAGGCCATCGGCGGTTTTCTGAAATTCAGACTTGGCGACGACAAGATCCGTCTTGCCATCTTCAGGAGCAGGACCTGCATCTATACGAGTAGAGCTCCTTGTTAGCTCGACTTTACGAAATGCCACATGGCCAATCTCGTTATAGCCCAGAATAATTCGCCAGAAATCAAAATTATCAGGCTTGGTCAGCGCTGGGATAGTAACTTGATAAGTCTGCCAGCTAGACGTGAGATTGAAATTGCCAGGCATGATTTCAGGATTTCCAGGCACCGTTCGATTGGCTCTTAATGACAACCAGACGTTTGGAGAACCAGAGTAGCAAATTCCTTGAAATGAGAGGGTGTAGGTTTCGCCAATCTCCAACTCAAGGAGAGCTGTCGAATTCTTTTCAGATGCTTGACTTCCTTCTTTTGAGAAAATCTGCATTTGTTTCCAAATTTTCGTCGTCCCCTTGACGTTGTATTCACCATTGATAATTTTCCAATCAATAGGACTATTATCTCCTTGATGATACCTCCAAAGCCCTCTTGAGAAATCGTAGTCTTCAGCATAATTCCGCCCGCCGACCTTCATTTTTGCAAATGTCTGAGTCAACCCATCAATGTCCTGTTTAACCTCTGATTTCGTCGCAAATCCGTTCATCTGGCCAGTCATGCGACTAAGAGCCTCTGTGGTCGTTCTGCGATATTCTGAAGCTTGATTGACCTCACTTGTGACTGTCCGTTTCAGAGTATCCAAATCACCCGACAAAGCCGATTGAGCGCTCGTAGCTTGTCTCTTAAATTCTTCAAGTTTTGCAATCGAATCCAACCCAATACGCTTCGCTTCCTGAGCAAGTAGGGTACTTGCGCCAGCGTTTCTCAAGGCTTCTTCAGCCCTGCGTTTTGCTTCTTGTAGAGGGCCATTGTTAAAACTGCTAAAGCGCTGGTCGATAGTGTCAGAGAGTTCTCTTTTAACTTCTTCAGCTTTGGCCTTGGCTAGTTCGACCTGAGCACTAAAATCTTTTTTGATTTTTGCGACCTTTTGGTCAAAACCTTTGTCTGCTTCTTCGATTTGGTTTTGGATTTGAGCCTCAAATTCGTCGAATTGCACAATCTTCTTCGTGATCGTTCCTGCATACGAATACTGAGCATCATTTCCAGACTTACTGTCTGCGCTGATACGACCACGAAGCCCACCCTTAAACGTGAATGACTGACTCAATACGGGCGGTTTGAAGGCTTCGCCGGTGTTGGTCTTGATAGTCACCCATTCACCCACGTTAAGTAAGAGGTGCCCCTGGTAATTCAAATTAAATGGATAATAGCGAATATCCTTGATTTTGTGATAGAGATTATCCAGAATCGCTTGAGACATGAACAAATTATCCAATTCTAACGAGCGACCAGTGCGCATTCCGACCGTAAGTAGCTCTTTATCTTTCTTACAAGTTATCCCTGCAATCTGATACTCGACTTCGCTTTTGGTCAATCCGTGCATAAAGTAGCTGTCTGCTGTGATCGTGATACCTGAGTCAGTCAACTCCTTGATTTCAAGTTTTCCTTCTCGATTGAAAAAACAAGACATCCCGAGCATTTGAGAGGCTAGACTCAAAACGTCTCTGAATGTCATTTTCTTTTCTTTCGGGATGCTTTCGATTCGGTAATTCATGGATGTAATATCCATGTTTTCATTCGCTAGTGTGATACCCGTTTTTAGACAAATCTCTTTGATGACATGCCTGATTTCTGCTGGATAAGTCAAATCTGTGACATGTTCACGATTGAGTTTGAACATCCCGTCCATAAGATCAAGCTTAGTCGTTTTACGGTTACGGTCAATCTCAATATCATTTATGAAGTATTCACCCATTTTGACCCATTCATAGGTTCCGTCTACCAAAAGTCCGATTTCAGGATAAATCTTGTCTAGTTTATTGAAAGTGGTAATGATGCTTGTAAAGACGATTTTAGCACTGCCTGCGCATGTTCCGCCGGGCTTATAAGTGTCACCCTTGATATAGCCATAATCAAAACTAGCCTCTTTGATATCACTTGACTGATAATGTCCTACTCTGATAGCAAGAGTACGGTTTTTAGCGAACATCGCTTCATCAAATTTCTTTCGTCTGAATATATCCATGTTCTACCTACCTTTCTACCAGATTAAATTTAGCGCCTGACCAGGGCTTGAACTTCTCGGTAAACGAATAACTTGGAGCCGTTCTATCTCCAACATAGAAAGTCCCTGTTGTTTGACCTCTTACCGGGTCGGGATAAGAAACTTCAAAAAAGACCGCTGAGACGGCATTTAAAAGCTGACTCATTTCATCTTGAGTCAGCATGCCCCATTCGCAATCTAATTTTCGTTTAGTCGTGATACGATCACGAACCATGTCTCCGTTAGCGTTTCGACCAGTCTCTCCGTCGATGTCTTGAATACCGACTTGAAAAGATTTGGGAGGCTTAACAGCCACCCCATTGATAATTAAGCGTGCCATTTTACCTCCCCTTTAAATGTTAAGCAAGACTTGTCCTGCACGTTCTTGTTCTTTGTTGATTTCTTGGATGGCCACACGACCGAACTCGTGACCGCCGATCATGATAACGATGTCACCACTACCGCTGAAGCCTCCGGATTGTGGCAAGCCACCGCCCAAGGCATTGACTACCGCACCACCTACGATGCGACCCATAGTCTGCAAGAATCCAGTGTTTTCAAGAGGCATAACGACCTCTTTACCAGCTTCACCAATCATGGCCACTGTCGGACTATCGACAATACCGCCACGAGCCAAACGAGGTAGACTTACGTATCCAACACTACCGACCCATCCTAGCCCTGGAAGACCTCTGACAGTATCCAAAACTCCGTTAATCATACTAATAAAACCATTGACTACATTTTCAATCGTGCCAAGAACTGCATTGACCGCACTTCTGAATGCGCCACCTACTGCATCACCGACCATTTGACCAGCGTTTACGAAGATGCTTTGAACCGTATCCCAAACTCCCGAAAAGAAGCTACCGATTGAGCTGAAAGCATTCTTGACAGCATCGAAAGCACTTCTAAAGATATTGCCGAACCACGTAACAACGTTAGCAAGTGCAGTCGTCACATCGTTCCAGCGTTCGCCAAACCAAGTGCCGATTGAAGAGAATATGTTTGTCAGTGCATTCCAAGCTTTCTGGAACATATTCCCGATCCAAATTGCAACATTCGCCAAAGCTACCGTGATATCAATCCAACGTTCTGCGAACCATTCGCCAATCGGTGTGAAGATAGCCACGATCCCATCCCAAATTCCTTGGAAGATTGCCACAATTGTGTCCCAGATAACTTTCAAGACTGCTACTGTCAAATCTAACAAGGCTGTGAGAAGCGTTGATAGGATGTTCATGATAGCATCGCCCGTTTCGGTGAAGTCATCAAAAATCTTACTCATATCACTCGTAAGAATACCAGTGATGATATCAAATACACCTTTAAGAAAGTCCGCTATACCTCCAAATATATCAGCAACCGTATTAAATAAGACGCGGAAGACTTCTCCAATGTATTCAAGAGTTGGAGCTAGAACTCTCGTCAGTTCCTCGACGATAAAACCAATTACTGGTGCAACGTAGGCAGTGATGACTTGTGACATTTCTTGAAAACTTGCGACCATCTCCAAAATCTTTTGAATAAATGGAGAAATATGTTTGCCAATTGTGTCTGAGAAACCTTGACCAAGCTTCTCTATAACGGGTTGGATGTGATTGTTCCGCCCGTTTACAAACAAGCCAATAATGCCTGATATAGCTTTCGTTGATGATTCAATCGATGGACGAATGTAATTATCATACACACGACTGATTGAATCTGACAGGTCATTGATTGCTTTTTCTGCGCTCTCGAAAATAGGAGCAATTGCAGACAATGCATTTGAAAAAGCCTCAGCAACGCCAGGCATATTATCTGTGATAATTCCCTCGATACCTTGTAGTAGGTCACCGCCGAGTTTAAAGCCAATCTCCACGATGCTAGCTTGAATAGCTAAAATAGCAGACACAATCGAACTTCCAATACGAACAGCACCTGTCGATGTTATGACGTCATAGAAGCCATTTGCAAACTCCTGAGCAATGTTTCCAGCCGACGCAAACATTATTCCCGTATTCTCAAATTGAGCCACTAGAGAGCGAATAATGCGCTCTTTTTGGCGCCCCAGACCGTTTGCTATGCTTTCGGCAAGAAAGACACCAATGCCAACTCCGACCGTGCCGATAGAACCTGCAATCTGCCCTAGCGCATAAGCGATTTTCTCAGTCATGCCATTAAAGGCATTGACTACTCGTGGATCGGTTGCAATTTCTTCAAGCGTGGTCTTGATTTGACCAAGACCAATCTTAATACGTTCTAGACCTTCAGCTCTGAATGCAGCAGTGAAGCCTTTGCTAAAGAGGTCTGTTAGACCTTTTAGCTTATCTCCAAGACCATCAAAAATGCTCTTGAACTGGTTATCCATGTCAGTAAGTGCGACTTCTGGCAAGATATCCTTGAAAGGTCCGCTTCCGCCTTTACCTTTCTTACCTTTGCCTTTACCACCGCCACCTGAACCACCTGAACCACCGTCGTCTGAATCATCTTTCTTGTTCAAGAGCGTGATTTCATCGAAACCGGCTAACCCGAGCAATTCTTTGACTGCTTTCTTCGCATTCTTGGCTGAATCTCCAAGGTTGTCAGCTAGTCCACCTGAAGCATCGTCTGCATCACCCATGGCATCCGCGAGGTCGCCTGCGCCACTTGCTGCATCTTGTAAGGCTCCGTTCATGTCGCCAACTGCGCCAGCCACACCGTCATTAACAGTAGCTTTCTTGTTAAACATTAAAGCGATAAACTCAGCGAGTTTAGCAGTCACGTTCTTCAAGACCATAGCGAACGAGTTCAAGACTGGCATGACTGCGTTGATAATCGGTAAGAAGGCATTACCTACGTTCAAAGCAGCATCCTTCAATAGCGATTTAAACAAGCTAATACGCCCATTGACCGACTGTGACAAGGTCGTGCCATACTTAGCCGTCGCTTGCTCCAGGATAGCCATGAGGCGAATTTGCTGTTGCGTTTGGTAATCTAGCTGATCCCAGCTTTGTCCATTCGCAAAGCGTTTAAACGCTTCTGTAGATTGGATCATCGCCACATTGACGTTGATTCCTAAATCTTCAATTGCTTCGGTGTTTCCTAGCAAACCTGAGCGAATACGCTCCATTACGTCTGTAATGCTACGACCTGAACCCTCTGCTACAACTGCAGATGTCTGAAGCATCTTAGCAGTGTATGCGCTCAACTTGTTTGAATCTTTGATAAAGCCAGAAAATAGGTTTGAATACACCGCCCCGTATTTCGTCGCTTCACCAACACCCATGTTCATAGCGTTTGCGTTATCGTTGACCCATTTTAAGAATGTCTGTGAGCTCTCGCCCATTTGACGCTTAATTTGGTTAATTGATGCTGCGACTTCAAGAGCCATCTGAGTTGAGTACATGCCGACATCAAGCATTTTCTTACCAAGATAGGCAAATCCAGCGAATTTGGCTAGTTTACCAAAAACACCTAGCATAGATCCAGACTGCGCTTTGATTTTGTTGGTTGAGGCTTGCACTTTGTTAGAGGCATCTTTAACCTTATTCTCGACTTCTTTCATCTTGTTCTTAAAAGGTGCGATTTCAGCGTCAATCATAACCTTGAGCTCGTCAAGAGTAACTCCCATTTATTCTCCTTTCATCTTCAATTTTCGATTATGACTTTCAGCAAACATCCGCATGCGTTCCTTGTGCAATCTCAACTCTTGATCCAATCTTGCTTGTTCGACCTGCTCTCTTTCTTTCTCGAAAAGTTCAGGAGCATAGTCCCATACTTCAAGCGGTTTGGCATCTTTTGAAAGCAACATAGACACATTGTTCGCAATCATCTGCGAAAGTCTGTAAGATTCAATGATTTTTTCTTTTTGCTTTTGAATCGTGATACGATTATAGCTTTCAATCATATCTCTGATTTCAAGTACCGTTAAATCCCAAAAATCGAGAGGCTTGCCCCCAATGTCCAAAAACATCGGGTATAACCTCTCGACCATTTCTTTTACTGATGTAACCGTAGTTTGTTCTACTCGACTACTTCCATTTTGGTTTTGGATTTCTTGGGAGTTTTCTTGCTTGCTTTCTCCCGTGGCATAAAACCCGATACTTGAAGCATCGGCAAGATGACGTCTGCCATGAATGCTGCTTGATCTCCACCATTGTCAACGTAGTCATCGTATAGGTCAGATACATCTTCAAATGAGAGTCCATGCTCGAACTTTTGAAGTGCTCCATGGGTCAGTAGCAACATGACTTTTAGAGGAGGCAAAGCAAAGGCTTCACCTTCAGCAGGCATGAACACCTTGAGCAAGTTTGCTCCGATTTTTTCTTCAACTTTTGTCGCTTGCAAAGACGTGAGGCGGAGTTTTAACTCCTTATCCTCACTAACTTTCCAAATCACGTATGGTAAAGCCATCTATTAACCTCCAATTCCGTCTGTGAATACAAGTTCAGACTGTAATGCAATCTTGAGCGTGAATTCGATAACAGAGTTCACTCCGCCGCCGCCCAATTTAACGGATACTTGGCCTTCAAAATTGACCTTAGTACCGTCTGGGTAGGCTTGCTCGAAGAAGAGTTTCTTCTTGTCGTCTGCTGCCTTACGTAAAACACGGTAAGGCGAAGTTGTGCTTGTGTTATCATAAGCAAATTTGTACTCAAGTTCTCCAGCGTCACCAATACCAAATTCATATTTTTTAACCTTGTCTTCCAAAGTTGTATTTTCAACTTTTTCAGGTTCAATACCAAACTCAGGGACTTCTTTCAAGCCTGCAAGCTTGGTATAGCTTCCTTTTGTTTCGCTAAATGATAGCGTGATTCCGTTTGCTAACATATTTTAATTCTCCATTCTATATTGATAAACCAATTGTGAATTTAGGTCCACGATTCCTTCAAAACGCATCAATTTGTGACGCAAATGCGATGGATCAGGCACGTCCTGGCAATCTGTTCTTCGCAATCCTAAAGATGCGAAGATTTCATTGATTTTGACCGCTAAATCGCTTGTGCTATCTTTGTCGAAGATATCCACCTTATAACGGATATGCGACTTCTTCTCTTGGTCGTCGAACCATTCACCCGGTTTATTTTGTTCTTCCAAAAAAATGACGACTGGAACATTCTCCCAGTCGCTTGGATAAGTATCGGTCACATTATCTGCGACCTTTTGCAATTCTTTGTAAATTACAGGCTTAATATTAATCATTTTATCTGTTCTCTTATCTTTCTACTAACGTATTTTGAGATATTACTCGACACACGGTCATGGTTATCTTTCAAAGCTGGATACAAGTAAGGTTGCGCAGGCTGACCATACATCTTGTAAAACTCACCTCTTTTCGCAAAGTGGTAAGGTCCTACATTGATTTGGTCTTCGTGCACGTACCAAGGGCTGGAGCGATAAGACACACTCACTTCTGGCGATATGCCAGAATGGTTCTCTTGCCCTTTTGGACCCGTTCCTAGTTCGACATAGGCGCCATGGTCTGAGTTTGTGAAGACCTCTCCCGATATCTTGTTGCCGTTTACTTTTAATCGCACCCTAATGCTATTTCTCAATTCACCCTCATTCGCAGGCGCCCTGAGTTTCGCTTCAGCTTGTACGACTGTTTTAGCAGCATGCAAGACCGCTTGTCCTACTATCTCGTTACTCTTTGCACCGTATAACTTACGGCATTTAGCGATTAAGCTATCTGCTCCGAGTAAACCTGACACGTTCCAACTCCAATACTTGATGACGACTGTACACTTTCTTCGAGATAACCCGATGCGTGACTTCTGTCTTGCTATCGATACAGACGCCGTCTTTCACGTTGATGTCTGCACTCTTGCTCGCATTCGCATTCAGGATATCGTTGACTCGGTCACCATAAATCTCAGATTGTAGCTTGCTTGTCGCTGGCCACAATTCAAGTCCTACTTCTTCAACCTCATCCGCATATCCTTCTTTAGCAACACCCTCATTCGTCGCGGTTTTCTTGAACCGCTTGAGATTGTAAAGCTTCAGTCTACTCTTTTTCAAAAACATGACCTGCCACCCTCGCTAATCGATGCATCCGAATACGCTGTAAAAGGCCCGTAGACAAGCCTGACTCTGCATAGGTGACAGAGATACCACCTTCGCTTCTAGATTGCTCCCCTTCGCTTCCTGAGCGGTTGTAGAGCTCGATTACAAGTTCAGGAACAAGTCTGTCGAGTGCTGGCGTCAACTTGTCTCGGTTTGTTTCAGATAAAATGATGTTTTCGGCCCGTAAAAGTAAAGACGAGAGGATTGTTTCGTCACTCTCGCCCGTTAATTGTTTTAGTTTTTCAAGTTCCATAAGACCTCCTAGTCAAAAGGAGTCGTCTCGTCTCCTTGGATTTCGGTTTCGTCAATGATCTCGACAACGTCTGTGATATCGACTGAGAACTCGCTCTTGAGATTGTGCGACAATTCGTTGAATCGCTCGTCTGTCATCTCAAAGACTTCGTTCTCTTGCCGTCTCACTTTCGCTTGCCAGTCATTGAAGGCTTGCTTAACTCTGACTTTCATAGGTCAGACCTTATTTCTTGATTTTCCAGTTAGCTGAGTCAGAGTCTGGTGCGTTGGTTGAGCTGGTGATGTCTTTGATAGCAACATAGACTTTGTCTTCATACGTTACTGTGTCGCCTTCTTTGTAGGCTGCTCCAGACTTCCATGCTTTCGCACGGTTCACTGTCTTGCCTTGTGCTGATTTTTTAGCAGCAGGCTTAGTATCTGCAATTGTGATGATGTACTTTTGGAAATGTTCAAGAACATAGGCTCCAGTGTAGAGCAATTGCTCGACTAATTCACCAAAACGACCAGGTACATTGTTATTGTACTTAGTATTGTCAATTTGGACTGGCGATGTCACAACACCAGGAGCAGCTGCAAGGGCGTTTACATTTGGCAAGAATTTAGAAGGTACTTTGTAGACTATGTAGTCGTCCAATTCACCAACATATCCTTTGCCAAGGACTTTTTTATCGGCATCGCCTTGTGGCAAGCGTACGATTTCAGATTTGATAGCTTTATAGAAGCTCGGTGTGACAAAGAGCAAACGTTCTTTAGTGATTCCGAGTTCATCCAATTTTTCAGAAACATCAAGAACTGCATTATAAGCGTTGTTTGCGCCTGCTGTTTTCCCCATAACCACATTGTCGCTTACGTTTCCAAGCGCTGCACCAAAACGTAGTTCATCAAGGTATGGAGCTACTACTTTAGCAGCTTGACGAGCAATCACATATTCAATGTTTACTTGACCGTTTGAGTCGCGTTCATCCAACTGGTCGACGAAACGGCCCCAGTATTTTTCTTCATCAAGAGTGTATACCTTTTCTTCTGTTTCAACATTGTCAAATTGATTCTCTTGGTTACGTTTGTAGTCTTTCAACTCAGTTGTGTCACCGGTTGCAACAGTGAACGAGCGACCATTTAGAGTCACTGCTTCGCTTGGTGTCAAAAGTGGTGTTGCGTATGAATTTACTGCAAGAACATCCTCAATAATTCCAAGGTGTCTCTTGCGTGATTCTGCTGTGTTAATTGATTCAAATGCCATTTATTTTTACCTCATTTTTTATATTATTAGCGCAAAAAGTCTTTTCTCCATTTTTCGGTGACTTCTTGCTGATTTGCCGGCGCAGTCTTAATAGGTGCGCTACCCTTCATGCGGTCAGATACACCTTTTTGAACTGCATCCTCCCACGTTTTTTGAATGCTTGCGACTGATTCAGTCACAGCTTCAGCGTTTGATAAATCAACCACGGCTACTAATTCAACTGGTAAGCCACGTTCGCTTAGCATTGCCTTAGCTTCTGCGGTCAATTCCTTGCGAGCAATAGCCTGTTCACGGTCAGCTAGTTCTTGCTCACGCTGATCTAACTGATATTTCTGTTTCTCGTCAGCGTTCATCTTGGCAAGTTTCTTAGCTTCGTTTTCCTTGGCTTCTTGCTCTGATTTCCACTTAGCAAATTTCTTGTCGATGATGGCATCGACTTCTGCATCCGTGTACTTCTTCTCGTCTTGCGGTTGTTGTGCAGGTTCTGCAGGTACCTTTTGTTCTTCAACCGTTTCGACTGTTTGTGTTTCTTCGTTCATTGCGAACCTCCTATTTTTAAAGTCGTCCCCGACTGTATAATTCCATGGCTTTTAGTGTCGTCAATGCTCGGACAAAATTAAAACCGTACGGAATTCCATACGGTTAGAGCATAAGAAAACCGCCTCGAATTCGACACGGTTTATAGCAATTTACAGTAATTTATAGCAGTCTATTCCTGCAAGTCAAGATGTCGGATCACCTCCTAAATAGTATCTAAAATATTCAGATACTCTACTTCCTCATATGTTTCTGCAAAAATATCAGGCTTGCATGGATAAAATTCACCTTGCACGCCTTTGATGATGTAGTCACCTTCGGTTGCAATCATCAATCCTTCAAGTGTTTCTATTTTTAAAATTGGATTATCTAGGTCAGCATAATCAATCCGGACTGGATCTAATCCTAATTCTGACAATTTTAAAATTGATTCTTCAGTATCTACGAACTGAACTGCCTCAATTACTACAGGTTTCTTTCTGTATTTCATTTCTTCAATCCTTTCTTTATGCCATCAATTATCCCGCTAATTAACGCTGAAACAATAAAGATTAAAAACAAAAATACCAACCACCCGAAAGCGATTGATACCCATTCCCAGATAAACATGCTTTTACTCCTTTCTATGCATTCTTTTGAGGCTTAGCATTCTTTTCTACCCATTTTTTGAAATCATCAAATGTATCCATTTTTTGCAATAATAGATACTTCTCGACTTCTTCAATAGCTTTTTCGACAGAAGTGTCATGAAAACAGTAACCGTTAAGCGATAAATCAAAAATTTTATTTTGGCTTTTCTTATCAACAATCCATAACTCCTCACCATGCCAGGCACTCTGTGGGTCGTAACATTTAGAGGATTGTATCTCAAGACCGTTATTTTCAATCAATTCTATCAACTTTTTGTACTTATTCATCAGATTCTCCTTTCTGAGCATAAAAAAAGCACTTAGATTGCTCTAGGTGCTTAATTAAATTGATTCTAGTTTTAATGTTTTGAGATATTCTGCCCATTCCTGGTCCAAATCCCCAACAGTTTTATTCTTGTTTTTTTCATGGACAGCATTGAAATCAATGTTGTCATCTTCGCCTTCTGGCCAAGTGTAAATATCTTGTTTTGCCATATCATTCAATCCTTCCAAATTCAAATTCAAACACTTCAGAAAATATTTCAAGCGTTTTCTCCTGTGCCACACTTTCATTATATCCCAATTTCTTGAATTTATCAATTTGATTGACATATTTTTCCTGTGCACTACGCGGAATACGTTTGTTAGGTCTTGAATACCAATAAACACTTCCGTCGTGTCCTATGGTCAAACCATATTTTACAGTGTTATTTTTGCTACGTTGCTGTAAGGAAGCAAAGTCACTGAGCGAAGGAGGATAACCAGATGGATGATTGTGAATCGAAACAAGACTTTGTTCAGATTTTTCTTTAAAAGCCTTTCTGACTTGGTCGTTATAAACTACACCTTTTGTTTTTCTAGCTTTATTGCTTAATGCAACAATTCTTCCCGTCTCTGCATCGATCAAATAGTAGTCTTCAAACGGTGTTCCATTTCTGTGCTGCAACATCTGCCTTGAAACTCTTGCGATAGATTCGGATAAATGTGAGGTCTTTGGATGTTTTTTTAGTTTGTCAACAAATTCATCACTTCGGACATAGTCAAGGTCTGCTCCAAATTGACCCCCACTTAACTCACGTTCTCGTGGCTTTGCTACATACTTATCATACCATTCGTTGTAAGTCATATCCGCAGGCACATATTCGACTTTACCAGTCTTAGGATTTCTCGCTCGTCGCTCTAGCTTGCTGTAATCGATATCCTCATCGTGTGCGATAGTCGTAGACCTGCACCATGGATGCAGAGGTGGATAGTTCACACCAGGAACAGCCTTGTCCGTATCATAGACTTTGTTATCGTGTTCTTGGCAAATCTCAGACGTCCGTCTGTCCAATACTGCCACAAATTTGTACTTGGTGATTTCAGCATCTTCATAGCTAAGCAGTTCCATTTGATTGTGGAAGAATGCTGACTCAGTACGAACCAAACGCCTTGCGTTGTTTTGGCCAACCTCAAATCGTTCTGCGATTGCTTGGGCAGTATCCTTGACACTTCGACCCGTCATGAGACCCATTAGGAGCTCGTCCTTCACACTTGAAGCAAGCGCCCCTGTGTTTCCCCATATCCTATCCGAATAGCCCTCTCCTGTCCATTTAAGAACCTTTAGGTGCTTGATTTCAGTTTCAGGGAGATTAGAAAAACTATAAGCAAGTCCTGTCTGCTGCTGCAGGTCAAAGGTAGCCTTGTAATAGCTATCCTTCATTAGGTCGCTGTAAAAGGCATCTGAGCCCGTCTTCTCGGAGTGGTAAATCGACTCACGCATGCGGTCTAAATCATCGCTCAAGCGCTCTAGGCGCTTCATACGATAAGAGTAAGCTGGACTGTCTAAATCAGCAAGCAATCGTTGGATATTCGGGTCATTTGGTCGAGCTTCAAGAACCTTACGAAGTTCGTTCAGATCCTTTTGGTCTTTCATATTCTTCAAGACCTGACGAGCATCACGCTCGCTCAAACCATAATCACGCTGGAATTTATCAAAGACCTTGTTGATTTGCTTGTCTAAATATGTTTTAGACTGCCTGTAAATCTCGTCAAACTTGTCCGCTTGCTTTTCGGCCTTGTCCATCTGCTCATAGATGAGATTAGCCTTCCTCTTGGTCCAATACTCCTCGTTCTTCATCTGTCACCTCGTCGTCTGGCTTCGTGTTAGTCTGGTTAAAGAACGGCACACGGTCCTTATTCTTCTCTTTCTCTTCTTCGAGTTCTTCAAGTTCAGCGTCAGGATCTTCAACAAATGGCAAGAGTGAAATAAGCTGACGAAGTGAGACCTTGCCCTCAAGATTATTGATAATCTGTGACAATTCAAGCAAGTTCTTAGGCAATCCACGGCTGAATTGTGGCACAATCGAATGAGCTTCAAGAGCAATCTGCTGCATGCCCAAATAGTGAGCAAAGATAGCAATCCGCTGTCTAAGACCTTGCTTGTAATTCGCTTCTTTCGTCTTAGTTATCATTTCAAGACCTAGTAGCTTGAATTCCATGGCTACACCCGAGCTATTGCCTGCGAAGTTCTCATCTGTCAAATTCGGCACATGGCTGAATGTGTAGATATCTTCCTTCAAGGCCTTGCGCAAGATTTCAGTTGCATTCTCGTCCAGAACGTTCTTTAAGAAATCAGCCTTAGCATCTGCTGGCAATTCCAAAAGACCTTCTTCAGCAAGGATGCTCATTGCTTCCCTGGCATCTTCCAGGTTGTCAGCCAACTGTGCACCATACAATACGAGGATAGACTCAACCGCTTGCTCCTTATCGTTGACGCGATTGCCCATCAATGAGTTGTAAGCATCAATCAAGCTAATCTGTTGCTCATAATCACCAATCGCAAAGTGATTATTGCGATATTCAATGATTGGGATTTGCCCGAGGTTGTGAGGCTCTACCTGCTCGTTTCGTGTAGTCCCCATACTTGAATCACGCAGCACGATGTGATAGTGCAAGTTTTGAGTAAAGACTTCAGCTTGATACTTAGTCGCATCTTTCGTGTCATCTTTAATTTCGTAGTAGTACACCGCAAACAAGGCCTTGCGTTCGATACTATCATCGTAAACGATGAATACATTCTCAGGATCTACGCTGGTCGAATCTAGTTCAGTCAATCCCTCTTTGGCATAGATGTACTCGTAAGCACGCCCATAAATAGCCATGTTCAGAGCATTCTGCGCATCCACTTGGTCAATTTCGGCACCATCAAAAGCCTCAAGCAAAGGCTCAAGGTCGCTCTCAGCAGTGTTGTTATACTTGATAGGATTGCCCATAAAATAGCCCGTAGACGTATCCGCAATGTCCTTAGCATGATTAGCTACCGTCTTATAATTCGGCGCATTCTGATTTCTTCTCGTGTGATTCAAGATAGCATGCTCACCCAAGTAGTATTTCTTCAAATCACGCAAGCGACTGCGTTCTTGTGTATGCTTGCGAATCAGTTTGTAAATCAATTCTTTACTCAAAGCTGTTTCATCGTATCCATCTCGTGGATAAGTTAAAATCTGATACATTTAAACCCTTTCTATAAGCCGTAATCTGAACGTCTGCGGACGGTTGCTTTGACACCCTCAATGCATTGAAGGCTATATCGCAGCGCGTCCATCAAGTGGTTGTTCTTATCTTCTGGTTTGTTCAACCAATTGCCCTCTTTGTCTCGTTGATAGCAATAACTGTAAAATTCATCCATGATATGCTCACAATTCGGATGCACATAAATAGCGTATCCTTGTAGTTTGGATACGCCTGCCATGATACTATCCTTTCCCTTTCTACTCTCTTTGATTCGAGATATGCCGTGTTCTGACCTGAGCTCTTCAATCAGCCGTGACTCTGCGCTATCTGCAATAATTTGTGAGCGATGATAACCTTTATCTTTTATCATCTTAGCGACTTCCTTGGTTATCAGACCGACTTTGTACGCTTCGTCAAAGATGTGTATCTCTTTCGTTGTGTCGTTTATCAGCGAACAACACAATGCTGTCGGATCATGAGTAAAACCAAAGTCAAGACCGATGCACAACTTGTTAGCAGGATTCTGCAATAGCTCATCTTTGTCAAAGTCTTTGACGGTCACATTGTTGTAGATCAGCCCTTCAGCAACTCCCCATTCACCGTCACAAACGATTCTCGCCCGTCTTGGATTCGTATGATACAAATCTTCATAACGCTTGATATCGACTTCATCTAGCCACTCATTACATCGATAAGTAGTCGTAGTAGCGAATGTATCGGCTCGTTTAGTTTCCTCATCAAAAAAGACACGTTTGAGCCAGTGCCTCTCGTTCCACGGGTTGAACGTGACTGTGATTTGTTTGAAGAAATCAGGGACATCCAAGCTACCCCGGATAGACTCAACAACCGTACTGAACTTGTCTTCAGTTTCGATTTGATACGCTTCCTCAAACCATGCCCAGCAAAGAATCCCCACATAAACCGTGATAGATGTGATTTTTAACTCATCATCCAAACCACGAAATAGAATCTTCTGTCCTGTTTCTTTAACTGTGATTTCAGGCAACGACTCATTGAATTTGAATTTATGAGCGACCTTTAGTTGGTTAGCTGCCCACTTGAAATCCGTGTAAGTCGATTGCTTGTTCGTATTCGAATATCTACGAACAACAAGCAAGTTAGCCCAGGGATATTTCAAGAGACGGATAACATAGTTCAAAGCAGTCGTCTTTGACTTCTTTGAACCACGAGACCCTTTTACGACTCTGTACAAGTTTCTCGAGCGCCAAAATTGGCCATAGCCACCACCTACTGTCTTAGGTAAGTCGACAATAATATCATTTGGCTTAATCTGGTATGTCTGACTCATTCGCAAACACCACCGTTCCAGAAATATCTGCCTCGACTTTATCCGTCCAAAGCCTATGACGTTTACCCAAAAGTTCTGCAGCCTTAATTCTATCCTTCGCTCCGACATCTATATCCGTAATCGTTTGGCCTAGTTCTCCAATGCTTATCAAAGTCTGCTCTTGCGTCTCTCCTCGCATGACTGAAGTTAGGTAAGTGAGCACCTCCTCCTGTGTTGCGATCTTTTCAGACGCAAGCTGAGCCAAGCGTTCATCTATGTATTTCTTAATTTCAAGTTTTTTCAAGTTCTGCTCGCCTATCTGGCCGGCTGACCTCTTAGCATAACCAGCTTTGATAGCAGCATCTGTTGCATTTCCACTGATGATGTACTCATCAGCAAATCTCTGTTGTTTTAAAGTTAATTTAGCGATTTTCCATCACCTCCATTTTTTGCAAAACAAAAAGCCACACAAACATGTGACCTTTTTAAGACCTCTCACAGACTTTGTAGGAATCGAACCCACGATAACAGTTTTGGAGACTGTTGTGTTACCACTACACTAAAAATCTAAATAACGGCACCAGGGATTGAACTAAATAACACAAAGAGGAGATCACCAGCTTACCGCCCTGATACCGTTAAACATTAAAGGAGTCATCAGTCCGCTTTACCGTACTTGCTGACAATACCATAATATCACTTTAAAAGTTCACTTTAGTTCACTTTGTTCACATTTTTTAGATAAATTCTCAAAAGCTGACTTTCTGATTTTTTGAATAGCCCCTTTACTGTATTTTAGCTTAGCCCCTACTTCATTCCATGTCATTCCATCGATGTAAAACAACCGCATCACGATATTCTCTACTGGATCGTCTAGCGATTCGATTGCTTGAATCAACTCATCCCGTTCCCGATAGAGTTCTTGGATTTCCTGATACAGTTGTTCTGACTTATCAATAATCAGCACATTCAATTCTTCTGATTGATTTTTGTTATTCTTCGATTTTGGCATGTTATCGAACTGCTGTCCTCGCAAGATGCTCAATTTCAGGCTGATAATTTCCTGGTGCTTTGACTTAGCTTTGATATCAATATACTGCAAGGCCTTTAGTCGTTGTTTGATATTGATCGTCATTTATCCTCCTCGTAAAATTCAATTTTTGCAAAGTGTCTCGGATTGATAGTAACAATTCTTTCTTTTGGTTCAATCTGATGGAATTGAAGAAATCTTATATTTCCTCGCTCAAGCCATTCCAACATTTGTAGAACAAGATCATAATCTTCTTTTACCTTGATTTCTTCTTCAAAGTAAGGATTTTTTAATACTATCTTTGCCATCAATCTACCTCCTGAACTTTCCATCCAAGGATATTTGCGATCTCTTGGGCTTCTTCCTTTGTATCGAATTTCTTGACATACTCCATCGTACCAACTTGGTCATCTACTAGTATGACAATTTCAATATCTTCTTGACATTTTTTAAAATACAAATGATTCCCATCTGTAATTACATACTTTGTTTCCTGAATATCGTAGCCGTCAAGCCACGCTCGAGCGAATATTTCTTGATTTTCTGCATTTGCCAACCATTCGATGGACTCGTCAGATAACCCATTTGCTTCCCATACACTGGGCTGCAATGCAAAAGATAAACTTACAGCAAAAGACTTAAATGTTTTACATTTTCTAATCCAATCCGCTACAGACTGCGGAACTTTGACCGGTTCTGGTCCGTCTAGTTTTTCTATTTTTCTTAACAGCCAATTTCTATTGAATTTTATTGTATCTACAAAAATACCTTTTTCGTAAGGTTCATTTTTGATTGCCTCAATCAATTCCTGCTTATTCATTTTCCAACTCCTCCTGTCTGTTTCTCTAGCCAGCCAAAGAGCAAACCAAATTGCTCCGTCACCAGCTCATCATCATTGTATTGCTTGCAAATTTCTCCGATTGACGACACGGCCCATAGCCAATAGGCATCTGAGCCAAAACCGACTTCTTGGCTCTTCTGATTGCTGCGCGCCATCCATTCTGGAATGACTCTGCTAAAGAAATCAATATAATTGATTTTCATGGCAATTCCTCAATCTTGATATAGATCCCAACTGTGTCCGCCCAAAACTTTTCGACAATCTCACTGGCCACTTGTGCATCATCTTTCCAGTAGCCCAGCTTCGTCATGCAATCCTTGAGTAATTTCTGCAGATTGTCCGTATCTGGCTTCGTGGTCTTGTACTGGCCATCATAGCTTTTCTTGATACGCGGGAAGCACCACTTGACTGTCAGTCGAACGGCTCCTTTAAATTCATCAGGAGGCACATGCTGGGCAAGCAAGCTTTCAAATTTCGCTCTGGCATTTTTTAGATCCTCTGGCTCATAAAAGATTGGCTTTCCGAATTGGACGTTTACTTTTTTCTGTTGGTGAGTCGTTGTCGGAATTTTTTGCATCGGTAAAAAGAATTCAATCATTTTTTACCTCTTTACCAATCTGACACAACCACAGCAATTGCACGACCATCATCAAAGAATTTGAATTCTGTCTTGATAATTTCATAATCATCATTTTCTAACTCTTTAATATACCCATTGATGTCTTCTTGGAATTTCTCAATAGTCGTTTCAGTATTTTCGAGGTCAAAGTCAGCCTCACTAAATTTACTTTTAAAAATATCTACATACATTTTTATTTCACCTTTCATACATATTTATTTTATCATCACTTTTTTACATTTCATTCTGGCATTAGTCGAAAGGTGGCAGGGAGATGATTTGGGCGTAGCTTAGTCGCCCAATCTCTCCTTGCCTTCGACTTTCGCGCAGGTCAATCCAAAACACTCCCCATACTTGGGGTATACCCCATCCGTATCCGGATAATGTTAGGAATTTTCTTAACAATATCCGCCTTCGGATGATTTTTAGAGATACGGATAATTCCTTAATAATATCTGTCTTCGGATTGGGATAATGTTAAGAAAATCAAGAGATTATCCGTCAGTATTATCCGTCCATATCCGTATCCGTTTCTGGTTTGATTTTGAAAACCAAACCGTTATTGAAATCAAGTCCATTATATTTTTTGATGTGTTCCCTAACAGTCCTTACATCAATAGCTA